GGCCCGATAAGACCGCCGGCCGTGCAAACATAAGTGTTGCCGTCCGCACTCTTTGCCAATGCGCCGGTCGGGATGGCGACACCGATTGCCCCGGTGCAGAGCGCCTGGACGGTGGTGGGCTCGGCCGGGTTGCGCTCCAGGAAGTAGAGACGGGCAATCCCGTCTTGCATCCTGCCCGACGAAAAGGCCGGGTCCGCGAGGTTCGTGTAGAGAATGAAGAGATCGTAAACGAATTGGATAATGGCCGATTCGCTTACCGTGAGCTGGCCTTGTGGCGTCTCGTCGGCCGGGTCCAGGTCGCCACCAAAGGCCGCGTTGATATCGGCAAAGACACCCGCTTTGATCAGACTCGCAATCGGCGCGGTAAAGCCGTTGTCGCCGAACGTCGGCTTTGGTACGTTCGTCCCCATGCTCGCCCCTTAGAAGCCGACGACGAGCGCTTGCCCGTCGGTCGTTACAATCTGGACTTGACCTTTGATTTCGCGATCGGTCAAGGTGGTGAGAACGCATTTCGCACTCGCGACGCCCGGAACCACCATAGCCGCAGCGACGACGCGAGCCTTGTAATAGCTCGTCGGGTATCCCTTATTGAAGACCTCTTGACGGTAGGGAATGCCCTTGCTCGCGGGACCGTACCAAAGCTCCCCGATAAACAGGCGAACCGCACACGCGACGTTCTGGATAATGGCATAAGGATCTTTGGCGACGGCTATCCGATTGGACGCGTCAATGCATAAGTCCCACGTATCGCGATCGAGTAGCAGCGCGTCCATTCTTCCACCGTAACGCAAAATAATTTGGGATGCTCGCATTATTAGCTTGACCGTGCGGTCAAGCCAGTGCATGGTTTGTTCGAAAGGAATTGAGACATGGGAATTATCGCGAATATCTTTTCCAACGAGGGCCGGCGCGACTCGCTTTCGGTCCTTCCCGAACGCGCCCGCGCGGTGTGCGTGATCAATGCGGACGGCCCCTTTGAGCCCTCCGTCGAATGCCCGCCGGTCATGGTCATGAAGGCGGCGGGAGCGTCCGGTTGCGCCCGTATCGTTCCGGTCAATGCGGCCGGTGTGGTTCAAGCCGGGGTGAGCTTTGGCGGCCGATATATCGCAAGCAGCGACAGGCGTTTTGGCGAAGCCGTCGAGCGCGCGTGCGGGCAGCACTTCTACGGCGCGGTCGCTCTCCACGATCGGCTTGAACGATGATCGCGAAATTGCTGGTCACGGTGGCGTTGTCGGTCGTTGTCATCCTGGGCATCAGCGCCGCCGTGGACTCCTTCCGCGCGTCGCTCGACGGCATAAGCCGCTACGAGGCCCACCCATGATGGTTCCTTGCCCTAAATGCGGGGGCGATAAGAGAATTATTTGCTGGAATTGCAACGGCTCCGGCGAGGTCGAATTGGGCTCGCCGGACGAATTCTGCGTGCATGAGTATTACGACGATCGTGTAATCGGGCGTTGCCTGACTGTGTGGAAATGCGCCATTTGTTGGCACGAGATCACGATAGATAGCAGTTAGGGCCAAGTATGAAAATTCATCCCCAATGGTGCCGATGCCGGGCGTGCAATCCCGCGCTCCCGTCGGACGCGCCGCGGACTCTTATGGGACGGGTGGTCCGGAATCTCCGCCTCCGGTCGTCACCCCCGAATGGACGTGATCGGACAAGCTCACCGTCCCGGCGATAACGTCCCCATCCTCCGTCGAGATATCGCCCGTCACCTCCAGGTCGCCAATGATTTTGACCTTGGTCGCGGGCGATAGCTCGATCTCCCCGTCACTCGTGAACCGGATATAGTTTTCGGGCGTACCGTTGAGGACGCCCCCGATATAGAGCGCGTCGGCCATAGAGAAACGACGGCGCGAGCCCGGATTTGACGGGGCCTTATTCTCTTTCACCGCCGATAGATCGTGCGACGCAAAAACGCAGATTCCGATATCCCCAACCTTGGGGTCCATGATAACGGCGTTCGTGCCGCCCTGGACGCGGAAATAGGGCACGTCATGGATTATCCCGTGCGGCGTCGGCTGGCTTTTGCCGTCAAGCTGGGCAACCATCGGCTGGACGTCGATCAATCCCACGGGCTCAACTTCCCCCGCGTTGGTCACGGTTTTGACGATGACGAGTGTTGCGGTTGCGGTGCGGCCCAGGATCGAGCGCACGACATAGGCCATGCGGCTGTATTCAGTCCCTCCGTCAAAGACGGATTGCGTGCCGGCGTAGGTATCAACCATTGGTCGTCGGAACCCCCTGCCCGAAGATCGAGCATTCCGCCGACGTAAACCATTTGCCGCCGGGCGTCTCGCTTTCCAGCTCGTGTTCGATCCTGAAAATCGACCACTTGCCGTTGGCTGGCGTAAGAGAGCTTTCCACCTGAATTTGACCACCAAAGACGAGGTTGGGATTGAAGAGCGTCCGGACCAAAATACCGTTTTCGGTCCGTGTGGGGTATCCAATCATGCCCGTGTCCGGCGCGATCAAAGGGACGTCGCCGTTGCGCGAGCCGTCCTTTGGCCAGATGGCCAACGTTTTACCCGTGGCGATGCCTCCAGGCGATACCGCGTTATCGTCCAGAATGTAGTTGAAATCCCCTTCTTGAGCCATGGCCTCCAATTGAGAGAGCATGGTCCCCGGATAATAAGGACTCCGCAAGGTGACTTGCACCCCGGAGTTTTCGAACGAATACCCATTCTCCTGGGCGAGCGCGGAGGCCGCAAGCGCGGCGTCGATCGGGCCTTTGTAGCTCGTGGGCGCGATCGGCTTGAGGGCCGGCACGATGCCGGAGAATGCCGCCACCATGAACGACACGGCCGGAGCGCCGCCAGCGTCGACCCAGGCTTCCGATATGGTCCCTTCGAACACGGCCGCCTGTCCCGACGCGTCCGACCCCGCGAGAATCGATACGGTGTTGCTCCGGCCGTCGACAAGCGGCTTACCCAAGATCGTCAATTTATTCATGACGGAAAGGGGCAGGCCGAAGACGCGGAGCGACAAGTTGGATTGCGACGCGCCGCCGGCCTTAGTAACTGTCGCGGAGACGCGGAGTCCGGATATCTCGAAACTGTCGTTATTATTCTGATCGAAGGCCCCTTGCGCGAGTTTGAACCGCAAGGTGATATGGCGTTTGGAGAGGCTCATAGCGCGTCGTCATAGAGCAACACGAAACGACTCCCGAAACCGGTATAGACCGGGTTTTCCTTTGCCAACGTATCGTAGAAATAGAGATCACCGATAAAGCCCAGGTAGGTCGACCGGACAATCTTGACGAGGTTGAGCGCGGCCACCCCGCCGATAATCAGGGCATTGTTGACGTAAACGTCGACGTAGAGCCCGAAGGTGCGCGTATAGACGTTGAGACGCACGCTCTGGCCCCCCAGGGCCACCGTGAGGGTTTGGGACGCCACCGCGTCGAGAGGGACGGTAATAAGGCTCATGCGGGCGGTCCTGGGGGCGTCTGTGGCCCGGTGGGCGTTCCCGGCTGGACCGGGCCGTCGTTGACCGGATCATTGCCGGAGGGTTGCTTGCTGTCCGTGAAGGCGCTCTTGGCGGTCTGGCGGATCTCCTGGAAAATCAACTCCACCGTGATCAGTGCGCGCCCCCGATCGGCTCTACGATCGAAGTTGTAGCGCACGAGGTTGCGGTCCAGATATGAGCTATCCGGCGTTACGATATTGACCATATCGGTCGTCTCGATCAGCGCGTCCAATTGATCGAAAAACCCCTGTCGGTCACTATCGTTGCCCTCTTTGGTCACGAGGACGCGGGTTTCGGCCGGCAGCGCAACCTTATTGTAGTTCTGAAAACCGCCATTCTCGACGGGATAATCCGAGATCCGGAAGTCTCTGGAGGGGGAGAGCTCTACGATGCTGTCCACGCCGATCGCCGCCGCGCCGCCAGCCTTGACGATGGCCCATGCGGGGTGAGCGCTCGCCTGGACCTGGGCGCTATCCGTGGTCGCAATCGCCGCGGGCGTCGGGGGTGTCGCCGGGTTCGAATCGTCTCGATAGACCGGAGGTACGCCGGGCGTATCGGGCACGTCGGGGAAGCGTGGCCCGGCCATCAGTCAAGCCCTCGATTGGCTTGTGTCGTGGTCGCGCGACGACGAATGGCCGGTATGAGGTCGCGAGCGATGCCATCCGCGTCGGTCGCGGGAGTGTTGACAGTGACGCCCCCATTGATCGTGATCGAGCCGGTCCCGCCGGCCCCAACGCCCGCGAGGTATCGCGAGCCGCGCCGAAGATCTCCACCGGCACCGGCACCCGGCCGTTCGTATCCATGAACGAACGCATGGAGCGCCTCGTAGGCCGACTTCGAACCACGGATACGAGCGCCCGCGCCACCCTCCGTCGTCCGCAGCTCCTTCGCAATGAAAGCGAGCTGTTCGGCGCGACTCGAAGACGAGAGATCATGACCATAGGTGCGGCGGAAATCCGCGAGGCGGTCTTTGGACAACCACTGGGCGAGGCCGTAGGCACCGGACCCCGCCTCATTATATCGATTGTGCCGGCCGCCGCTCTCCGCGAAGACCCCGGCCGCAATGCCTCGCGCCGCGGCGTCGCTATATCCTTGTTGGCGGAAATACTGGTACACGTCCTCAACACCGGCTCCGCCCCCGCCGCCACCACCCGCGGCGCGAGTTTCTCTTTGGATCTTGGCCCAGTTGCGACGTTGCTCCGGTGTCTGTCCGCCCCCGCCGCCACCGCCCAGGCTCCCACCGATCGCCGCGCCCGCCGCACCTCCGCCAGTGTTTCCGATGCCCCCAGTTGGCCAGCCTAGAACGTCGGTATGGTCCCTACGCGCCTCCGCGCCGGTCTTCATGCCCAGGGCGCGGCGAACCGGGTCGAAGATCGTATCCGTGGACGACGACAGGTTGTTGTACCAATCCTCGTAGCCTTTCCACGCGTCGCGAAGCTTGTCGATATTGACCGCGACGAACCCGATCGCCGCCGCCAGCGCGATAAAGGGGGCCTCTGCCAGCCCCGCCAATACGGCAACGGCAAGCAAGGGTCCGGACAAATCGTGAAGATCGACGGTGCCTTTCTCCAGGCCATCCGTTAGATCCAAGATCGCCGTGACGAGTCGATAGATTTCGGGACGCACCGCACCGGAAATGCGCGCCTGTAGCTCCGCCCACTTCTTCTCGAATTCGGCCGCTTTTTTGGCATCTTCGTCGGTAGCCGCGCCGTGGCGCTCCAATTCCGAAATCTGGCGCGTTAACTCCAAACGACCTTTGACCAAGGTATTGATCACGGCGTCGGACAACCCGATGCCCTTCGCGAGGCCGTAGAAATGAGCGCTGCCGGCCGCCTCGCCTTCGCTCTTGACGAAACGCTCGCGAGCATCCGCCAGCTTGAGCAGGGCTTCCGCCGGGTTGGAAAGATCGCCGGGCGCAAGGCCCAAGGCGCGGAGGTTGCTTTCCTGCCCAGTAAGGCCCGTATTCTTGAAATTCTGTAGGAGCTGGGCCATGACCCCAAAGGCGCTATTGGCGTCCTGGGCCTCTCCGCCGGCCGAACGTACCGCGATTTGCCAAGCGGAAAGCTCATTGGTCGACGTATTCAGGTTCTTCGCAAGACGACCTGTCGCCGCGTCACCCGCCAGCATATCGGTAATAAAGGATTTGACGGAGCTTGCGCCCTGGAATGCCAAGAAGAGCCCGACAACCTCGTTACGTACTTTCGCGACACCTTCGGCCGCTCGCTTGCTGTCGATCTCGCGTTGCTTCGCGAGTTTCTCTTCTTCGGTACGGGCCTTTTTGTTCTCTTCGCCGAGCTTCTTTCGGCCCGCGATATACTTCGCCGGGTCAAGAATCCATTCGACAATGAAGCTATCAATTATCCCCGGCATTTTCGCTCGCCCGCTTTCGGTTGATAGCCCCGACCGTCGCAATTTCGATCAGGTCGTAAAGGTCCTCCATCCCATAGACCGTGTCAATCTCGTGTAGCGTTGCAAGCCCGGAGTTGACTACGTCTCCGATGATTCGGGCGACGTTGGCGTATTCAGCAAGCTCAAACGTTCCTTCGCCGCCAGCCCCAACATTGAGAGGTAGGCGGCGACCGAAAAACCCGTGTGGAGCTTGAAGACCTCGTCATGCAAGAGCGCGATCGTGCTGATCTCGTCGATATCGCTATCGTTGAGCGGACGGGAAAAAGGATGCATCGTCGACTTGTCGATCTTCGACGGGTCGGGCACGAACATGACCGCCTCAAGCAACTCGTCGAGCAACGACATAGCGTCCTCATAGGCGATGCTGGTAACGGCACGGAGCCCTAGCGCGGCCATTGCGGCCATGCCCGAATCCTTGACCGCCTGGACCATGGTATCGTCCATGACCGTCGCCCCCGATCGCGCGACCGCAGTCAACGCCCGAATGGCCCAGGCGTGCGACTTGCGCGGGGGAAACTCCGTGAGGAAGAACGTCTTGCCCCTATCGCGATTATCGTCCCCGCCCTCGATAATCACGGTTGCCGTGTTGCGGGACATATCAGAGCGGCCCCGCCGTGACCGCTTCCCACACGATCGAGAATTTGCGCGGCTGAATGATTTTCTTGACCGTCGGCATGGGGTTGTAGTTGGTGAGGATGCCGCGCGTCATCGTATAGACGCGCTGCACCGACGGGAGATAGACCGACCCGAACAGCCGATACGTCTCCTGGACTTGCTGTTGCGCGGAGTAGAGCTGTTCGAAAAAGTCGATCGAATCGCTATCCGCCTGGAGCGTGTAGCCTTGCTCGATCGGGACATAAATCCAGCCGGCGGAGAGTTTGCCGTCAACCCCCGGAACCGTTTCGGCACTGTTGATCGCGGCAACGTCATAGACGTCATCGGTCGCGAAGCCCTGGATACGCTGGGGCACGTCGACGAGTCCCGTCACCCCCAGCATGAGAACGGCGTTTGCGCCGGTAAGCGTCTTGTCGGCCATTACTGGACCTCCGCCGTGTTGAGGTTGAGTTGCTGGACGGATTGCCCGTCCGTGTACCAAAAGGTCATGGGCGGCGAGCCGCGCGCGCTACGCACCTGGGGCGACGCCGGCAGAATCTGGAGGTACCACCCGCGTTGCGTGAGAACGTCGCTGATCTTGAGCCCCGCTTGAGCGTTGACCGCCGCCGCCTGGGTCGGATCGAGCGGCACGCCGGCCCGGATGGCTCCGAAACGGACGGCCGCGTCGATCACGCCGATGAAGTTGGCGTCGATCGTCGCATAACCTTCCGCATTATACGGAATATTGTGGATGGTCGTAAGCAGGGTCATGCCCGAAAGTTGGAAAGCGTTGGTCATCCAAATCGAGTTGATCAGGCTGTCCATCCACAAGAACGGACCCGTTACCGAACCGGGGTTGAAGAGCAGGAAATCCGCATTGGCGGTGCCGAACGCCCCGTAATAGTTATAGCCGTTCGCCTTGAGGGTGTCCGCGATCGTGCCGTCCGTTACGTCGGCGGAGAGGCCAGCTTGGGACAGGAGGGCGATATTGGTTCGCCCGTTGGTGCGCGTGAAGTCGATCGAGGCAATGGCCCCCATGACGAACGCGGCCTTGAACGGCCCTTGCGAAGGCGAATAGATGCTTTCGATACCCTCGTAAAGCGCGTCGCGGATCTGGGCCGCCGCGCTCGCGACGTCGCCAGCCACGGTCATGGCCGCGTTGTTGTCCCACTGGATATAGGGGAAACGCGCCGACTGATCGCTGCACCATGCGGCAAAGGCAATCATGTCGTCGTCGCTGGGCTGGAAGATCGTCGAGAAAGTAACGAAATCCTGCGTCGCGGCGGTGACGCTATCCATGGCGCTCGCGGGCGTCGCCGCAACCGCACCTTGTGACGTCGTCGCGCCCGTCGCTGTGGTGAGCTTGAGCGCGGTTGCGGCGCTGGATACGTCGGCCGTGGTGATCGTGCTGTCGGCACCCGGCGTCCCGTCGGTGAGGACAAAGGCACTCGATACGCTGTCGAATGCCACCGTCAACGCACCGGCCGTCATGGCCTCACTGGCGATCGTGGCGGAGCTGTCGACCGTATAGGTTCCGGTCCCACCGGTGCCGGTGCCCAGAGCGGTGATCTTGGTCCCCGCGGTAACACCCGCCCCCGCGACAACCTGACCGACCGCGAGTGCGCCACTCGCAACCGCGGTGACGGTGAGAACGTTGCCGGATTGGCTCGCGGTAAAATTCGCGTCGTTATGATTGAATGCTGCCGCGATGATCGTCGCCGCGCTTGAAAAGCTCGTCGCGCCGGTCAAGTTGATCGCGCCCGACGTGACCAAAACCCCATTGATCGTGAGGGCAACGGTGCCGGCGATGGCCTTGAGCTGGGCCAGCGTCATCGCTTTGAGCGAGCCGCCGCGAAGATATGCGGCAACGTCCGTCGGCGGATATTGCGCAAACAGGAGGTTGGCCGGTTTGATTGGGGAGCTGTCGTAGCCCTTGAAATAACGAACCGCAACGGACGCCTCCAGGGACGACGCGCCGAAGAAGGCGGCAACGTCATCGTCGCTCTGGAATGCCTGGACTTGGCCGATCGGCACGCGGTTGCTTTGCGTGAGAAAAAGGCCCTGGACGTCAAGCCCGGTCCCGCCGGTCGGAACGACCGTAGGCGTGACCTTGACGAGCCGATCGGCTGGGATGCTAGTCATTCGTTTACACTCCCCCAAGGGCGCTCGAAATAGTGACGTCGAGCGTATCCGCAAATTGCATCGGTGTCGAGACGGTGGGCGTGATTTGCATGGAGAGTGTCGTCACCCAACGATTCTCCCATTGCGACTCGCCATTGATGAAAGGCATTTGCTTGCCGTCGGTCGCGTAAAGCGGCGTAACGCCGGTCCCGGCCATCTGATCACAGCTATAGGGGTTGCGCCAGAGGGTGCAGACCATGGCCGCGATGTTGCTACCGTTGGGGCCGTGAATGTCGAGCTGTAGCGTATATTCGGTGTTGTAACTGGCGACGATCGTTGCCGGATTCGTGTCGGCCGTGTCCCAATTGTCCTCGTCGGTCGACAGGCGAAGGCGAGTCGTAGGGGTCATGACGATAAAATCGGGACTTTTGCACTCCGGCACCCGGTTAACCTGCCCCTGGACGACCTCCACCGTCGAGCCGTCGACGATCGTCAACAGCAACGCGCGCACAGCCGTAAGGACGTCGTCTTCGGTGGGGGTGACGGTGAAGCTCATGGCGTCACGAGGGGAATGGGGTCGTCCTGTTGGACGCCCACACTATGGGTCCAGCCGGACGCGCTCCAGGGCTCAACCACAAGAACGATGAGCCACGAGGTGTTTTGGAGGGGCGCGGGGACGTCGTCCGTGTTGCCAAATTGGAGAATATCGCCGCCGAATTTCGCCGCTCGATCGGCCCCGCGGATATCGGCGGAGGCGAAGAATGACCGCTTGATTCCCTGGATATTGAGGCTGTCGACTTGCTTGAGCGTCTCACCTTCGACCGCCTGGACCTGGACGTCGAGCGCCGCGTCCATAATAGCATAGGCCGGCTCGCGCTTTCCGCTGGGCGCGGTCGTGTAATCTTCGGAGCGATACCAAACGCCGGTAACGTTGTCGTTCACAATCCCGACGATGGGCGCGACGATAGAATGAAGGTCCATGCCCATTAGGTGTCGCTCACGATCGATTTGACAGAATCGAACATGAGGTGCGTGTCGATCAGGGGCTTGTCAAACCCTTTCCGCGCGACGGTGCTTTCCGCATTGGGCGGATCTTCCCAAGCGCCGATTGCCTCCTTGATTTGGCCGGCGACATTATCGCCAAAACGCGCGAGCGTGAGGCCGGGGTTATACTCCGCCGCTTTGGCAATGGCCGCGATCTCGCCCGGCCACCGACTCTCCCCGGCCTTAATCGTATCGGTAAAGAAGGGGCGCGGCGGAATCCCGCGAGCCGGTGCGCCGTAGTTGTTGACGGCCGCCACGAGGCCCAGGGGCGTACCGTCGGGATACGTCTCTCCCTCCGGATATCCAACCTGGAGCTTAAGCGGCCGATCGAGTCCGCGCGCCATCCTCGCGAGCGCAGCGTCCATGGCCGCACCACCGGAAATCACGGTCACTGATTGAACCCGCCATAGGGCAGCATCCCGCCCCAGCCGTTCGGTCCAGGTACGCCCAAATAAGGCTCGTCGCCGGGCACGTAATGCATGGTGCGGTAGGGGGCCGTAGCCGTCCAGAACGCGAGGCCGTATTGCGTTTGCGCGTACCATGCCTCCGTGCCGGGAACAGAGCCCAGATCGATCGCGACCGTGACGCCGCCTTCGGTCACGCTGGAGATCCGGCCGACAAGCCCTTGCTGGGCCGCCTTGGACGTCTCCAGCGCGCCGATATGGGCAACCAGCATGTTGAGCAGAGTAAGGCGGACAGCGACGTCGCACACCGGCGACGTGTCGCTATTCTCGCAATAGAGCTGCCCCGCTTCCGTGAAATACGCGGAGGCGAGGGGCTCTGATACCTTGGCCGCTAGGAGGGGGTACCGCGCGGCCCACAACGCATAGTTGAAGACCGCGATGGCCATCCGCTGTTCCTTAGACTTCCTCGCCCGCCAAGACCTTCTTCGTCTCGTCGGTGGGCTCGATACCCGGAGCCGGCTTGTCGGGGTCCAGGGGCTCCATCCCCGTGACGAGATCCTTACGTTCCCTCGCCGCGGCGGCGTCCTTCATGACGAAAACCGACCCGTTCTTGATGAAGGGGAGGTCCTTGCCGTCGGTCGTGACCCAGTCGTTGAACCAATCCACGTCGACCCCGGCAGTAACGCCGAAGCCGGCCACCGCGTTGGCGTCGTTCGCGCCCTTGAGGACGTGGACGTGGTCCTTGTGGCGAACGGTAAGGCCATTCGGGAGCTTGCACGCAATCTTGACCTGGGCAACCATGATATTCTCCGGGGTGGGGTGTCGGGACGGTGGGGGCCGTTAGACCCCCAGCATCTGGACGAAACAGAGCGGCCGACGGATGATCGAGCCCCAGGTCCCGCCGCTCTTCTTCTGCTTCCACGAGGAAAGCGAAGGAATGACCGGGTGGGCGCGGAGCTTCTCCGTGAAGGCCGTATAGACCGACCGGATACCGTCCAGCTCTTCCAAGAAGAACTGGATCAGCTCACCCGACACCGTCGAGAATTCGGGGGCCGTCTCGATCCGGAGATTCGGGAAATTCTCCTTGATCGTCTGTTCGGCGGTGACGTTGTAAATCGACACCTTCTTGAGGTTGACGACCATGGTCGGAGACATGGCCAGCACGAGCTTGGCGGCCATATCCGGCGCGAGGCCGACGAGCTGCTTTTGGAGCTGTGAGAACAACAACAGGACGTCGTTGTAGATCTCCTGGGCGGTCGCCACGGCCCAGGTGTACCCGCCGGCCGTCTTCACGGTCGGAAGGATGGGCGCGAATAGCGACGGGTCGTTGAGCGCACCGTAGAGCTGGAGGCGATTGATGCCGAAGAAATTGGCCTTGTTGCGGAAACGCTCCAGGGTCATCACCGACGACATATTCTGTTCGTTGGCGTAATTGATCTTGGCGAGGCCGTACATTTCCAGCTCGCGCTCGCCCCATTCGGTGACGGTCTGGAAATGGTAGCTCTGGCGCGGCACCCAATTGATGTTGGTGCCCGACGAGCCGTTGTTGCTGAAATCGCCATAGGACGACACGACGCCGGTATTCTCGACGAGCGGGAATTGCGTCGACAGGAGGGTCCAATCGCCCTTCTTCGTCTCGCCGTAGATCTCGACCGACTTGAGCGGCGAGACGAGGACGCGGACGATTTCCGGGTCCAGGAGGTTCGCCAGATACGCCGGGATACCCGCGTTCGGAGTGGTCACGAGGGCGGGTTGCGCGTCCATCGCGAGCGCGAAGTCACGCGCCCAATCCGGCTCCGAATATTCGCCCGACGCGGCATAGCCAGGGGCGAACGGGATAATCCCGCGACCCTCCAAAACTGCAAGCTGCCCACGATCCATTTTATTTGCCCCTACCCTTGAGGATTACAGCGTGACCGGACGGTCGGAAATCATCGCCAATTCGCCCGGCGCGCACGCCGAATGAACATAGAAAATGCTTTCCGATGCATCCGAGCCGGCAACGGTGGTCGACGCGAAGCGCGAGCGCGGCGAAATCGAATAGCGGCCGGCCGCACCGGCCGAGCCCGTGAGCTGGGCCGCGATGGCGGTCCCCGCGGTAACGCCTGTGCCGGACAGCTCTTGACCTGCAACGAGGGTGCCGGAGCCGACCGCCGAAACGATCATGACCGTCGAACTCGCGACCATGGCTTCGCTGGCGATCGTGCCGGGCGTGGCGGACAGGTTGTAAGTGCCGGTGCCGCCGGTGCCCGTGCCCAGGGACGAAATGAAGACGTCGCCGATGATGCCCGCGCCGGTGATCAGGTCCCCGACCGAAAGCGCGCCGTCGGCTACGGCCGTAACCGTAAGGACGTTGGTCGCGATCGAGCCGGTGAAGGCCGCGCCGGCCGCCGCCGTGAAGCTGTTGACCGCCGGAGGCGAACCCGCCGTGCCGGCTTCCGCCGCGCCGTCCAGGTTGGAAGCGAACACTTTCTGCCCGACTGCCGCACCGCCCGCGAATCGAGCCCAGAAATCGCCCATGTCGAACATGGTCATTTCCAAGCCGGCCTGGACGACCATGGAGGCTTGCTGGAGCCAACCCGTGATCAACGCCGGTTGGTCGCGATGGATGAAGCCCAGGCGGCTCGCGCCGGCCGGCTTGGCATTCGTGATCGAGCCGTCCGCTAGAAGCGCGCGGCCGAAGCGACCGACGACGACACCCGCCGAACCGGCGACGAGCTGCGACCCGATCGAAAGCATGGACGCGCGCGGATTGGCGGAGGCGAAATCGCCTTCGACCGCAACGGGGAGGTCCGTGTTGACGAAAGTCTGAAAACCGGTCATTTGCGTTGCCCCTTACGACGCGAGGATGGGATGGGCGTTGGGGAAGCGACTGTCGAAATCGCTCGCTCCCGCCTTGTGATCGAGCGCGAGGCCGCCGCCCGGAGCCGCAACCTTTTGCCCCAGCATCCCGACCATGGCCTTGAACGCCGTGGGGGGAACACCCTTTGTGTCGACGCCCTTGGCGTCCAGGGCCATCTTGTAAATGGCCTCCGGGCTCTCCTGGGCGGTCGTGACGCGGCCGATATGGGGCTCAACGAGCCGCTCCGCTTCGCGCATTTCGTTGACGATACGTGCGACACCCTTGGCGTCCATGGCGGGCTTGTCCTTGTCGTCGGGGGCCTTGCCGCCGGGAGGGGGAGGGGGCGCGTCATCGTCGGCCGTCGTGGTGCCACCGCCGCACATGCCGGCGATCGTTTCCATGTCTTCGTCGGACAGCTTGCCCTTGAGGAAAGCCATGATCTTCGACATGGCGTCGCCGTCATCGTCGACGGCGGGCGGTTCGTTCATCATTTCGTCGTCATCGTCGGACGCGATCTCGTCGGGCTCGCTGCCCAGATCCGCACCGTCGACCGCCTTGATGATCGCGACGACGTCGGCCACGTCGACCGATTCGTCCTGGGCGAGCTTCACGCCCTTGAGCGAATCCATGACCCGACCCGCGACCGCATTGACCGACTTGCCCAGCGTCTTCGCGGTGACGCCCTTGAGCGCACCGGAGAGGTCGACGCCCTTAGCGTCCATCGCGAGCTTCGGCGCGATATGCGCGGCGATTGCGCCACTCAACATCAGCGCCCGACGGGAATTGATCTTTGCCATGGTGCCCACTTGCTCCGGTTTTTCATCGCCAACGACAACATCGGGTCCGGCACGTCCGTCCTTCACCAATGCAACGTGATTGCCGATCATATTTCGCATAACGCCATCGTAACGCAACCCGTTAAAATTGCCGGGCGTCATGTCGGGCGTATAGTAATACCCGCACGACCATTCCTTTTGTTCGTCGCTCTCAATCAGCTCGATTGAGTCCTTGACCCAAACGACGGCGCTATTGTCGAGATATGGCGCGGAAAATTCCGCGTCGGTGCCCGTCGAACCAACAACATATTCCTGTTGTGGCGCTTCCGCATTGACGGGAATATGCCGATTAAGGATGGGGAGATTGTTGAAGGTCGAAGCCGCCTTAGCGATTTCTTCCGGGTCGCGAAGGAGATAATACGCTTTTTCCGCGATCAGCCCCAACTCTTCAAATCCGGGGATCTCGCGACCGTAATAAAGGTCAACCGTGGCCTTGCTGATATGCGTGACCGATACGTGGAGACGACCGTCCTTGTCATAGGTCCGGACAGATGCACGATCGAACGCGAGGCCCGGCTTGGCCTCATAATTTGGGGTGGGGCGGCGATCCATCGCCATGCCGCGAATGATCATGTCGTCATGTCCCCGATGACGGTCCAAATATCCTCCTGGACCTGTTTGATTTGTCCAACTGCAAATTGACCGCCGGTCTTAAGAAAGCCGCCGCGACTATTAAGCGTGACGCCATCCGCCGGCGCAAGCGTAACATCGTTCGCACTATTCTGTTCGAAGAAAATGACGCTATCGAGCGGGAGGGCGACGTCAAAGATTGACGGCACGGTAAGAACGGCCGGACCCCCGGTGTTCTGAAATAGGAGGTAGGTTTCGACGTCCGTCGCGAGCAACGTGTAATCGCCGGTGATGATGGTCACGGGGGTTGGGACGCCGATGCCGCGCGGGCCGATATTCCCTTGTGGGCCGGGACGTAGCAAGGAAGACGCGAGCGCGGTAAAGGTGCAAACGGCATTGGCGACGAGGGGGATGGGCGCGCCGCCATAGCTGGACGCCTGGACGCCGCGCGTGAGGGTGCCGTCGCCGGCTGTAAAGGTGCCCGTTCCGTACTCGAAATTTGCGCCTTGTTGGATCGAGTAATCGTAGATCAGCCCGTCGACGAGGGCCTCAACGCCACGAAAGGAGGGGAGGGCGGACCCCAGAGCGAGCGTGCCGGTCCCTTGGGTGTTGATAAAGACCTTGACGAGGTCAACAAGCGTGCTGTCGGTCATTCCCCGCCACCTTCAAATGCAGAACGGCCGCCACGATACCTCGCGACGGCCGTCCCGAACAGAGCTTAAAATTTAAGCTCCGGTGGGGTGATCCGGTGCGACCGGAGTCGTCGGGTCTGCCGGCGTCGGCGTTTCGTCCACCGGCGTTTCGACCGGCGTGGGCGTCTCTTCGACGGGAGCCGGCGGCGCGGGGAGCGCATTGGCGATCGTCTGGAGGCCCGCTTCGATCACGTCGAGCCGGGCGCTCTCGTCGGCATTGTCGGCCGCCTCGTGCGCGTCGGTGTCGACAAGGTGCTGGTCGATCGCCTGGAGGTGTTCCAGAACGGTGGGATCGGTTCGAGTTGCGCCGCTGGCCAGAAGGGCGAGCGCGGCAGCGATACGGGCGAAAATGTCCATGTGGGGGCTTCTCCGTTGAGGTTTCCCGCGAGGGGCGGGGCCGACGGTGTACGCCCGATTTTAACGGTCCTCAAGCCCCGGAATTACGCTGATCGAAACGCACCGACAATTGGGCTCGCGGCCGGGCCAAGTCCATTTTCCCTCAAGGAACGCGCCCTTTTCGACGTCGTAGAGTTTACCCGAAAATGCCACATGTTCCGGCCTGGGCGTTTTGCCCCCGGCGCTGTGAAGCCATTTCGCCTTGGTGATGCCCAATTCGCGCTGGCGAACCTTGACCATGGTCGAGTTGGCCATAAAGTTTTGAGAGCGCGCGATATTCTGGGCGCGACGCTTCGTAATACCGTAGCCGGCCTCCAGCTCCTTCGCCAGCGTGCCTAGGTCAGAACCCGCTTGGACGGCGCGCATGACGTAGCCCTCAACTTGCGTAAAGTGTTGCTGGCCAATGCTTTTTATCAGCGCCACATTTTCGTTGACGGTCGCGGCTAGAGCATCGTTCTGGGCGCGCGTGAGCTTGAAATCGACCGTGAAGCCTGCGTCCTTGAGCGCCTTCTTCAAATCCGCGTCGACTCGATTGGCGACGTCCTGGGCGAAATATGCGGCGAGCTTCGGCCCCAACTCCGCGAATCGCCGTTGCCACCGTCGCGAGAGCCGGCGCACCGCGCGGCGCAACTCTTCGGCGGGGCTTGCGTCCATGGCGAGGGCGGCCGGCGGGTTCGCTCGATACCGCGCAGAGATCCAATAGACGATACTGGCGTTCATGTCGTCGACGAGCTTGTCCAGGCGCGCTTGATAGTCGGCCCTGATCGCGGCCGACGGACGGACGGCCTTGAGATCGACCGGCTTGCCCGCGGCACGAACACGCTCGAATAGCCGCTTGCCTTGAGCGGTGACGCGCACTCCGCCGATTTGCGACCGTGGCTTATCGTCGGCCATCGTTTTTACCCGGCGGAAACCATCAAGGCCCCGGCCGACAGATAAAGCGCGTTCAATACGTGAGGGTCGGCCGTGGGAAGCGCGGGCATCTTGACGAGCCCAACGCTAGTACCGGACCCGCCCTGAATGATGACGTCGCCGCCCGCGGTGCTTCCCGTATAGCCCCCGGTGATGTTGACGTTTCCGCCAAAATCGCCCTGCAAATTGACGTCGTTTTCAACCGTGGTGAAAGGTACATTCGAGTTGAAATAGTCGAAATACCAGTAATACCCGGTAAAAACGAATGTCGCGAAATCACCCTCATTGGTCAATACG